CGCTTGCCGCGAATGCGGCTCAGGAATGTGTCAGACGCCGCACCTCCGTCAAGTGCGGCCTGATAGTGAGACTTCTGAAGGGTCAGGAACTCCCGCAGCCGCGCGATCGTCGCGTCCCGATCGGCGAGGGCGGCTTGCGCGAGAACGGCTTCGGCTACTTCGCCCTGCATGTCGTGGGCCGCTCCGAGCAATCCTTCGACAGTCATTCTTGGCGATACGCAAGGCTTCTGCCAGCCGCGCATTCTCCGCCGTCAGCCGCGTGAGGGCGTCGAGGGCCGCATCACGCGAGTCGAGGGCCAGCGGGAGATCGATTGGCGCGTGCGTCAACAGCGTGAAGTGCTCGGCCGCGATGTTCTCGCGCACATGGTCCCAGTAACCATCTGGCCACTCGTGCAGCTTGCATCGCGCTCGCATCGCCGCCCAGTCCGCCGCCGTCAGGTCCGGCCGTGGCGCGTCAGTCATGCGTCACCTCACCCAGATCGCGGCCAGCGCCACGAGGGCCAGCCCGCTCAGTCCCACCAGCCGATTCACGCGCCACGGCGATGGGGGATTCGTGTCAACTACCAGCACCATCGTCACGTTCATCGTGAATAGCACGACGAGACTGCCGAGCACGCGCAGCGCGATGATCATCGTCGCCCCGCCTTCGGTTCCGGCCCCGCGAACTCGCGCACGAGCTTGGGCGGCTTCGGTTCAGGCATCCAATGCGTCCAGCCGGAATAGTCGGCGCGCGTGTGGACGAAGCTGTGTGGCACGCTCGTGACGAAGCCGTGCGACTTGTCGCCGCCGACGAACCAATAGCCACGGCACCAGAGTGTGCGGTTGGCGAGAAGGATCGGCTGCCCGTCGAATGGCGCTCTCGCGAAGGTCGCTTTCGGCTGTTTCGTCAGCGGTCGCCACGGATTGCGCTCACTGGCCATCAGGTTCCTCCTCCGGCTGCGTCCGCTCGACTTCAGCGACGATGGCGCGGGCGAGGAGCACCGACAACCCGGCGATGCTGAAGGCCCACTGACTCAGATCGCGCATGTCCTCGTGTGGACGGCCAGCCAGCCCACTCGCAATCGTCGCCGCCATCTGCGCCACGGTCTGCGCGTCGGGCTTAGCCATTGGGTGACTCCGTTGGCGGATAGCGGTAGATGTGCAACCCGCCGGATGCACTCAGCCGCCAGCACATCGCGCGGATCATAAAGTTCTTCCGCAATGCGGCAATCACGGCCTCGTTGCCGCTCCAGCCGCCGGTCGCGAACCGCACGTATCGCTCCTCGGGCGTGGCATGGAGCACGCCCGCTTCATGCGCGTTAATGTCGTGGCTGGCGGCGTCAGGCCAGTGCCAGAGCGTCATCGCGAAGTCGAGCGCCGCGCCGAAGTCGGGATGCGGCCAGTTCGCCAGTCGGTCCAAGGCGGCCTCGGTCGGATAGCCGTCCGCATCCACATCAGCCGAGTCGGGCTTAGCCACGGTCGGCCTCCTTCGCACTCGGCTCGACCCATGCCGCCGTGGTCGTGTGATGCTCCGGCACTGGCATTCCGACGGCGATCCGCACCTGCACGACCGAACAGCCAGTCACGAGCAAGCGCAGCCGATCCGCCATCGACCAACGCGTCTTCGCCGTTACGGTGAGCACGTCGCCTTCACCGTCCCCAACGGGTTCGGGGACCGGCGCGTAACTCGTCGGAAAGAGCCGTGCGCGCCAACGGTCGCGTAGCGTCCACGGCGGAAGTTGCATCCCTTCTAGGCCTTCATGCTTCGATTCGTCACTCACGGTCGGCCTCCTTCGCTGTGAACGTGCGATACAGGTCATGCAGGCGCGCGGGCACGGCACGTCGGCCACGTTCGTCGCATTGGTTGACACTCATTAGTCGGCCTCCTTCGCGGGCGTCAGGGGTAGCGGCATCCAGTGGGTCGGCTCAACTCGGCAATGCGCGGTGGGGCGATGCCATTCGTCCCAATATGACGAGTTCTCATGCCACCGCACGATGCCTCGTCGGCCGCCACGCCACGCTAGAACTTCAGTTCCATCCTTCGGTGCCGTCTCAATCGGCTGCCACGCCTGCGCCTCCCGCAGCCGCGCGATCGTCGCGTCCCGATCAGCGAGGGCGTTCGCCTGATCGGCAATCATCTGCGGCCACTGATCCATCGGCGCTTCGTGGCCATGTGGCAGCGCCCGCATAATCGCCAACAGCAGGGCGTGAAGCCGTTCGCGTTCCACCTGTCCATCGCGCAGCAATTCAGCAATCGCCAGCGGGTCATCCGTCCACTCACTCATCGTCGCCTCCGTGGGCGTGGCGTCGGCTCGGGACGCATCAGCGCACGCCCCAATCCACAAGCATCTGACCCACCCACTGAATCGCCAGCCCTTTACGAATCTGCGTCGGCGTCACCCGCATCACGCGCCAGCCGTCGATCACGGCATGGGCCAGCTTTTCGCAATCCTTCTCGATACCCATGCCGCGCCCGTGACGACCGCCCACGAATCCCCCGCCATCGACTTCGACCGCCAGGTGGTAATCCGGCCACGCCAGATCGAAGCGCCACATCCGCACATGGTGAAAGCGATGCTCTCGGACGGGCTCACGCCAGCCCAGTTGCTTGATCTGCGTGACCAGCCCATCGGCCGCATTGGCGCGAGGGACTTTGACCGTGAACGCCTTCGAGCGGCGGGAGAGACGGAGCGGCATTACTCAGCCTCCTTCGGCACGGGCGGCTCCAGCGTGCCGTAGAGACTGGGCTTCCCCTGACAGCGCGGGCACTCGACCTGACTGGCCACGCGCTCGGGGGAGACTTGCCACCATGCGCCGGGTTCGATCATCCCCGCCAGCCACGGGCCGCCGCAGCAGTGGACGAAGACGTAGATCATGGCCACTTCACGCCATCGACGATGGTGAGCATCGTGATGGGGCACATGTCGTCTGAGATACCCATATGCGGCTTCAGCGGCTCAGCGAAGGCCACATCAGTGTCACGGCGCAAGGTGATGTAACGCACCGGCAGCGCGTCAATTTCCTCGCGCGTCATCGTGGAGCGTGGACAGGTGCAGTCGCGGCAACGCATTACTGCACCCTCAGCAGCCAGCACACGGCTAGCGCGATCCCGGAACAGAGCAGCACGAACTCCACGGCGGCCTGCTGGCGCGTGGTCATTTAGCCACCACATTTCCCCACGGGATCTGGATGGGCGAGGTGAGGATCGGCTCCAGCCGGTTGCGCTCGGCGGCGTAGAACTCGTGGATCTCGCCCTGACACCAGTCGCGTTGAATCAACTTATCGACGCATTGGCGCAGATCGACCACGCTATGGTCGCGCCTGAGCAACAGCCCGCACGTGCGACACTTGGCAGATTGCAGGTCGTCGCTCATTTGCCCCCCATCGCGCAGCCGGTGGTCAGGCTCGTCTCGATGCGGCTCACGGTCAGGTCTAGGCCGATCAGGGCTCCGAGCATCAGGACTAGGAGCACGAGCGCGGTGAGTTCAAACAGCTTCACGAGATCGCTCCTTGCATCAAAGCCACTGGCAGTAAGGGTCGAAAGACGCCGAACCCATACAGCACATCAACTCTGCTGATGATGGGATGTGAAACAGACAGGCGGCAGTCCTTGCACGTGTTCCAGAACAAACCGTCCGTTATTTCGGTTCTCTGGTGCCAGCGATGCACCCCGTGACGGCATTTGAAGGCGCGAAACCTGGCGCGCTTCATCGGCTCACCTTCTCCGTTTCGATGCTGTAGGGCACGGTGACGCCGCAGTGCGAGCAGCGGCGATTGTAGCTACCATCCTCGCCGCGGTATCTGAGCATTTCCTTGTGCCCACAAAATAACCGTCGCCACGCGATGCGCTGCGGCGCGGTCAGGAGCTTCTTCGGCCAGCGGCGCGTCATGACTCGTCTCCAGGCTCGCGCTCGACGGCGTCCTTCTTCGGCGCATCGACCTTCTTGGCGCGGATACGAACCGCCGAGACGATCTGGCCGAACGCCGAGACAGCCGGATCGACGTAGAGCGCGATGTGCTGGCCATACCACTTGCTGGTGTCCGGGCCGAACAGAGCCGCGAGAATGCGGATGTTCGTGCTGTTCAGTCCAAGCTCGCGCTCGCGTCCGACGAACTTGAGCGAGCCGTAACCGCTTTTCGTCTCGTTCTTGAACTTCACCGACTTGCGGCGCACGACCTTTTCAATCTGCAAGATGGTGTCACGGTCGGCCGGAATCGTCTCAGCCGACAACCACTGGCTGTCCTTCAGGATGCCGCACGGACCACGATACGCTTCGCCAGCCTCGAGCTTCTCAGCCATCAATGTCCTCCACCATTTCCAACACGGTTGACGCGATAAGCGCAGACGGCGGCGGTTCAATCAACATCCACTCGTCCGGCGTGCCTGGCCACGTCTCGGCCTCTCGGCACGTCTTGAGCGCGTAGAGCGTCTGGCTGTTCTCAATCGCGAGCAGGTCGAGCGCGTCCGGTTTGATTTCCAGCGTGTAGACGAAATACGGCTCTTGCGGGTGAATCACAATCAGCCGCGCGCCGAGCACGCCCAGCCCCACGGCTTCCGCGCCGGTGCGATAGTGTGCGAGCTGGTGCATCCAGCCTTCCACGAACGCGCGATACGCCAAGTCGCCGCCCGCGTAACGGCTGATCTTCAGGTCGTAGAGATACCGCGCATCCAGGCAGTCCGGTCGCGCCTTGCACGGTTCGCCCGTGAGCGCATCGGACCAGAAGATCGACGCTTCCTGATGCGTGGCGCGCGTCAACGCTTCGCCCACGCGGGACTTCGCAGACAAGGCCAAGCGCATCCGATCGACCGTCAGCGCCTCGACGTAAGTCAGGATGTGCCGGTCGGCGTGCGCGTCTCGCCACGCTTTGCCGTCCTTCGTCGCGAAGCTCATGCCGTCCGGCTTCGCGACATACGTCTCGGCGTAGAGCGTCGGCTGAAACACGGCCATGTGGACCGCCGTGCCGAACGCCATCGCGTCAGACTCGCGGCGATTCTCGCGCTCCCACATGACCCGTGCGGGTGGACCTTTCCGCATGGCCTTCAGCGAGTGCGATCCCCAGGCGTCAGACGCATGGTAGGCGTCCGATGACAAGTCGATGAGCAGGACCGGGTCGCTCACTTGCCTTCCTCCATGATGCGCCGCAAGCCTTCAACGGCTCGGTCAGCGTCGACGCAGGCGTCCATCGCCGCCGCTTGCATCGCTCGCGTCTCAGCCATGCTGGAGGCCGCCAGATCGGGCGTGCTCCTGTAAGGCAGCGTGCCGAACAGGCGGTCCTGTTCGATGCTGCGCCAGCGCGTGTAGGCGCTGCCGAACTCGAGCGCGAAGGCGGCGGCCCAAACCAAGTCGGCGCGGTTGCTCACTTGACCTCCTCGATCTGCGCGGACTGGCCGAGACGGCTGGCGGTGGACGCGGCGACATACGCATCGCGCTGCTCGAGGTAGGCGCGCAAGTCGGCTAGGGTGATCCGGTGAAACCGATACACTTCAGCTTCATCGGTGGCGGTCGCAATGTCGAAGACGGCCGCGTCGGGCACATCGGCCCCGATTTCGATTTCCAAGTCGTCCCGCTCACGCGATGTGTCGAACGCCCACGTATCGACGCCAATTCCTGAGACTCTGACAGTTCTTCGCATTAGAAATCTCCATCCTGCATCCGGTCGATCTGCCGGTCGATGTGTTCCGCGTAGGCCGCTTCGTCCCCCTCGCGCTCATCCTCCGCGCTCCAACCTTCGCAGACTGGGCACGTCTCGCGGCGGCAGTCCTCGCCATCGGCGCGGCAGGTTTCGATCCAGCCGTCGCCGGCGCAGCGCGGGCAGACGGGTTCGAGTTCGAGGCGCAGTTCAATGGTTTTCACAAATGCCTCCGCTCCACCAGTCGGACGGCACATCTTCGTCATTGAAGTGGGCTTCGTCATACTTCTCGGCGCACGGGCCGCAGCGGAACTGGTCATCGAAGGCCGAGCGCGGCGTGAAGTGTTCGTCGCAGTCTTCGCAGACTTGGCGGTTGTCGTAGCCAAGGTCGGCGTTGGGATTGGGTTCGTGGACCATTAGCGCACCGCCTGCGCGAGGCCGAGCGCGACGAGCCGGGCGAACGGGTCCGGCACGAGGCCGGCCTGCCCTTCGCAGCTCAGGACGTGCCGCTCGAGTTCGGCTCGGGAGTCACACAGGCCCGCGAAGGTCATGATGTCGCGGTGCGCGTGCTTCGTCGTGTTCTGCGCCGCCTGAAGGCGGGCCATCAGGACGGGTTCGTTCTTCCAGGACCAGCGGGCGGCTGAGGTCATTGGCGTCTCCATGCGCTAGATACTACCGAAAGCGCCTAGCCGTGTCAAGCCCCTACTTTCCGGCCTGTTTTTCAGCTTTTCGGCCCGCGGCGATGAGTTCGGAGCGGCGATCGCTCATGGCTTTGGCGTGTGCGCTGCGCTGCGCTTTGGACTTCCCCGCCCACCGTTTCTTCCCGAGAACGGAGGCGGCCTTGCTAGTCAGGGTGCTCATGGGCTTCAGATGCTATCGCATCTTGCAATCGCACGCAACATGCGGTATTGTCCGCGCATCATGATCCCCCGCCGCCAGTGCCTCGACTGCCCGACCACCCTCTTTCGGCCCAAAGCCCATCGCTGCCATGCGTGCGGGGTGAAACATCGGAACGCCGCCGCGGCGCGGAGTCACGCGAAGGTGCGCGAGTCGCCCATCGACCTGCCGACGTCTGTGATTGAGGCGAAGTTGCGGCGGTTCGATGAGGAGCGGAGGAACTCCCGATGCCGACTTTAGTCACGCTCGAGGACCGGCTGATCGTCAGCCTTGGGAAGGACGTGCTGATTTACCGCGAGATGCTCCAGATCGCGCTCGGTCAGCATCACGAGACGCTCAAGGAACTGAAAGCGCTGGAGGCCCGTTACGCGCGGCTGCTCGAGGATTTTCGCGCCCTGAACGACGGCGCGTGATATAACCCGCACGGGGCGTAGGCGGTTCGCCGCTGATGCTCGTGGCTGCGCCTAGAACGCAGGCGCGGGCCGCCCCCACTTTCTAGCCTTTCTAGGAGGCTCCATGCCTGGATTGAATCGCCCATGAGTCGCGCGGATAAACCGCGTGATGCTGTGCCTGCGCCCCATCCGAACGACTGGGGGCCGCGCACCTTCAACGTCACCGGCTTCTCGGCCTACCGCCTCGCCGTGCCGCGAGCGTTCCTCACCTTCGATATCGGGCGGCTGCGACGGGAGCGGGACGAACTCATTGGTGAGCTCGTCGTCCGACTCAACATGGCCGGCGCCAGGACCATCGAGGGCATCCTCTCGGCTGGCGATTTCAACCTGTCCAGCGTGCAAGCCCGAAGCACCAGGGCCAAGCACCTCGCCCAACGAGCGCTTGCTGACGACATGGACTGGGAGGGCTGGCTCTCAGAGCTCTGCTTCCGTGTGATTCAGGCCGAGCGCACCGGCGACAGCATCTCGCTGTTGGCAGACGTGGACCTGCCGCCCGAGGCCGGCGAATTCGACCTCCACGGCTGGACCTTACCCAAGAAGCAACCGACCATCCTCTTTGGTGACGGCGGCTCGGCCAAAAGCCTCCTGAGCCTCTGGGCGGCCGGCCAGATCGCGCTCACGGGTTCACGCGTGCTCTATGCCGACTGGGAATCCGATGGCGCGGACCATCGGCGCCGGCTCGACAAGCTCTACCCGCTCGCGCTCCCGCCCATCCTCTACGCCCGCTGCGAGCGCCCCCTCATTATCGAAGCCGACCGGCTGCGCAATATCTGCCTCGAGCACGCCGTCGAGTTCGTCATCCTCGATTCGGCCGCCTTCGGCTGCCAGGGCCCTCCGGAAGCCGCCGAATCCGCCATCGCCTACTTCCGCGCGCTCCGCTCGCTCAATTGCGGGTCGCTCCTCATCGCCCACGTCACCAAAGCCGAAGACGGCGACAAGAAGCCCTTCGGTTCTGGCTTCTGGCAGAACTCCGCTCGAGCGACCTGGCACATCCGCCGCTCCAACCCGGACGACGACGGCCCGGAAATCCAAGTGCTGCTGTCTCAGCGCAAGTGCAACACTGGCCGGCTCCGCGCCCCCATGGCCCTCTCGATCTATTTCGGCCCGGACGCCACGCGCATCCAGCGCACCTCGGCCACCGATACGCCTGAGTTCGCCCTCACCCTTACGACGCGCCAGCGCCTCCATGCCACGCTCAGATTTCAACCCCTCAGCATGGAAGCCATCATCAGCGCCTTACCCGAAGACAAGCCGGACACCGTCTCCAAGACCGTCCGCCGCGGACTCGAGAAGGGCTACTACGTCACGCTTCCGAACGGATTAATCGGGCTAAAGCATTGAGCACACACGCTTTACCAGTTCTCCGGACAACTTCTAATCATTCTGAGCATAGTTTTGCGCTCCGGACAGCGCGAAAATCTCGTGTCCGAAACTGTCCGACCGTTGTCCGGACAAGTCAGCAACCATCACCACGGCAAAGACTTACAGCCGCGGACAGCCGTCCGACACTTTCCCTCACGGACACCTTCCGGACAACCGGACAGGACAACCCCCTCTCTCTAGAGGGGTGTCCGTCCATGTCCCTGTCCGCGGACTGTCTGGAAGAGTGTAAGAACTACACAGCCGCTCTTTGTTAGAATCCGACAAACTTCCGATTGAAAGTCTGTAATGGCTAACCCTCACGGCAATATCGCCAACCTCACCCTCGGTCGTGGTCGCACTCCAGGCGTCCCTAACCGCTATAACGCGAGTTTCCGTGACGCCCTGCTCAGGGCCTTTCAAGCGAACGGCGGTTGGAAGGCTCTAGCCGCGTGGGGGGCCAAGGCCAAGAATCAAACGGCGTTCTACCAGATCTGCGCTCGCCTGGTGCCGACCGAGGTTGTGGGTCAGCTCACTAGCAGCCAGGTGATTGTGATGATCGGCACTGGGGCTCAGCCTCTAGGCCCGAACCCGTGGGATGCGGTGAAAACGGTCACGGCTGAGCGGCTCGAGGCCCCATCAGACGCTAACCATAACGGCCATTATCAGACCTTGCCCGAAACAGGCGCAATCCGCAGTCAAGAAATTGACACAACGCCGCAAGTGACTGAACCACAAGCCCTTGTGGTGTCAATCGACCGACAAGATCTCGGCGCGGCGCTGACCGCCGCCATCGCTGATACCCTCCGCGCCCAGTCTGAGCCAGACGCAGAGTAGGCGCCAGGGCGGCCTACGATGCCCTACGGCACGCGCACGACGCAGGAGGGCCACTCGGCTATGGTCCGGCCGGATGGTCGCGTCCTGACCGAACGTGGCCGGTTGCGGGCGCGGAGATCCCGCCGAGGGACCCGGCCCCGGCCACGGCCTGTCCTCCCCGCACAATTTTTCCTCCTGCACGCTTCACACACACTGATGCGTAATCAGTGGTAGTCTGTGCGCTATGGCGATCAGGATGACGGTAGTGGTGGATAAGGGGACGGTAGTGTTACTGGAGCGGATACAGGCGGAGGTGGGGTTGACGAAGAGTGAGTCGGTGCGGCGGGCGGTGGGGAAGTATGGGGTGTGGTTGGGGGAGATGGGGATGTTGGGGAAGGCGGCGGAGGTGGGGGATGAGTAGGGAAGAACTGGTGAAGGCGATTCTCTTTGGGTTGATTGCGGCGTGGGTGATTGCGTCGGTGACGGGGTGTTCGCCGATGCGGCCGACGCGGTATGCGGTGACGTATACGGTGAACGTGTCGGCGGGCGGGAGTGCGAAGGTCGAGGCGGGCGGGGTGGACTCCTTCATAGCCTCCGGGTTCTGGACGGCGGCGGTGGAGACGAGTGAGGTGCCTGGGCTCGTGGTGACGCCGGTTGTGGGGTGTGCGACGTGGTTTATGCAGATGCCGGGCGGGGCGGCGCGCGGGGCATTTGGGTGTGCGCGGTGAGTGACGTCGGTCTGTCTCCTGAGCCCATCGAACCAGTGCCACATGGGGTGGCGAAGTGTTGTTGGTGTCAGGGCGGGCTGTATCGGTTTGGGGCGCATTACTGGTGTAAGACGCCGGCGTGTCTCTCGGCGCAGCAGCGGTATGCGATGGGGGCGGAGGTGCGCGGCGCGTGGGTGTGGATCTATGTGCCGTTGCCGATTCAGGTGGAGATGGAGCGGCAGCACCGGCCGGGGGAGAGCGACGGGAGTGCGTTCAATGTGCTGGGGGGCGGGGCGGCCGGGACGACCAAGAGCCTCTTTGGGCGATGGTCGATGTATCGGCGGGCGATGACGCTCGAGGGGTATGAGGGGTTGCTCTTGCGGCGGACGTTTCCGGAGCTCGAGAGCACGCATCTGCTGCGCATGGAGGAAGATGCGCGGCGGTTGAATGAGTTGGGGATTGGGGTGGAGTTTCGGAGTGCGGCCCGCATCATGCGGTTTCCGAAGACGAATGCGCTCATCAAGTGCGGACACTTGGATGACGTGAACGACCTGGATAAGTATCTCTCGACCGAGTATGACGATGTGGTGCCCGATGAGGCCTCCACGTTTCAGCCGGGGCCGCTCTTTCAGGTGGCGTCTCGCGCGCGGTCATCGAAGGCGTCGGTCTTGGCGGCGGGCGGCCCGTGGTTTCGGCCGTTAACGAATCCTGGCGGCGCGTCGGCGCGGATCTTGGCCGACATGTTCATTCACCATACGCCGAACTTTGAGCTGGTGCCCGAGGCCCGCGTCCACTATGACCCGCGATTCTGGGTGGCGATTCTGTCGACGCTCGAGGACAACCCGTATCTCGGGGCCGGCTATGGGGCGCAGTTGGCGCTCACGCATTTGGATAATCCCGTGCGGTATCAGCAGCTCCGGCACGCGGACTGGACCGTGCTGGCGGGGCAGTTTTTTTCGACCTGGCGCGAGACGAAGGCCGGGGCCCCGTGGCATGTGGCCGAGGTCGATCGGTCGGCGGTCCGGACGGCCGAATGGGGTCGGTCGATGGACTGGGGCCGGACGCAGCCGGGGTGCGTCGGTTGGTGGCTGATTCTGCCTGACGGGCATCTGCATCGGGTGAGCGAGATGAAGTTTCAGGACAAGGACGTGGCCGAGGTGGCCGCGCTGGTGTTGGCGCGCGATAAGGATTTGGGACTCGACCTCGAGCAGTATCGCTACTCCATTTGCGACCGGGCGCTCTTTGCCAAGACGCAGGACAAGTTGGGCGAGTCGATTGCCGAACAGTTCGCGACGATCGACCGCGGGCGTCTCCGCTTTCGGCCCAGTGTGAGCGACCGGCAGAATGGCTGGGAGCGGCTGCGGTCGTTTCTGCGCGATGACGGCACGGGCCATCCGTGGCTCACGGTCGATCCGTCCTGCCGCTACTTCCGTCGCACGCTGCCCTTGGCCCAATCCGATCCGGTCAATCCGGAAGATGTGGATACGACCGGCGATGACCACGCGCTCGATGAGGCCCGCTACTTCTGCATGAGTCGCCCGTCGCCCTACGACCGCGCCGCCGAGGTGACGTATCCGGAGGGATCACTCGGCGCCGAGATTGATGCCTTGCGGGCTTCCGCCGCAGACGGCGTATAATCGCCGCCACGCATGGCCGTCGTTCCGACGCCTCCGAATAGTCCTGACGGCGCGACGAGCGTCGAAGTTGATCCCGACGCCGCCCCGACGCTGAAGGTGCCCGTGCCGATGCAGGGCGTGGGCAGCGAGGCCTTCTGGAAAGATCAAGTCACCGACGCGCAGAAGCGGCGCAAGAAAGAACTGCCGAGCTGGAAGGCGAACCTGTCGCGCTATCGCGGCGAGTCGCCCAAGTTCTTTGGCGTGCGATCGCGTGAGACGATTAGCGTCAACGTCGACTTCTACCAGACTGAGCAGAAGAAGGCGCAACTCTTTTTCCAAACACCCACCGTCGTCGTCGCGCCCAAGCGCGGCATGAATCAGCCGCCGACGATCGAACGGGCGTCTCTCGTGGGCGAAGTCGTCAATTACTACCTCGGCCCGCACGAAATTGACGCCGAGGCGTTGGTTGATACGCTCCTCCTCGACCATCTGTGCCCGGCCGGTTTTGGCGCCTCCGTCCTCGGCTATGAGGCCGTGACGACGAACGTCCAGATGCCGGTCGCGGCGCCGCCGGCCGCGCCGTCTGGGCCTCCTCTCGCTGGCATCACGAGTTCTGGTCCGGTGATGCCTCCCGGTCCACTCGCGGGCACGCCGTTTCAGCCGCAAGCGCCGCCCCCGATGCAGGCCGTGCCGCAGAAACTCTGGTGCCGGTTCTACTGGGACCGGATCGAACCAGAAAAACTGCTCATTCCGGCGCAGTTTCGGTCCACCGACTGGGCCAAAGCCCCGTGGCTCGGCTACGAAGTGGACCTGGACCAGGATCAGGCCGCCGATCAGCGGCTCTTGCCGCGCAAATCTCTCGGTGTCGGCCCGGTGGGCGATACGTTGTCGTCCCCAAACGATTCGGAGTTCCTCTCCGAGTGCTCGCACGCCTACGTCATCTGGTATCGGGCGTCGGTCTACGATTCGACGGTCCAGAATCCCGAGATTTACCGCCGACTCGTCCTCATGGCCTCCGACAAAATGCAACCGACGGTCGCCGTGCATGAACCCTCGCCGTTTCAGACGCTCGATCGCGCCGGCCGCGTCGTCAAGGGCCTGCGCGGCAACCCGATTCACCTCTTATCCATCCGACCGATGACCGGATCGGCCTATGCGCCGTCCGATTGCACCATTTCGCGGGCCGCGTCCGATGAACTCTCGCTCGGCCGCACGCAGATGATGCTCCAGAAGCGGCGCAGCCTCCCGCAGCGCGGCGTCGACACGAACATGGTCGACAAAACCGTGGTCGATAAGATGGTGAGCGGAGAGATTCAGGAAATCATCCCGATCAAGGGCGATCCGAACCTCGCCGTGAAGCCCATCGGCATGTCGGTCTTCCAGCGCGAAAACTTTGAGTTCAATAACATCACCCAGCAGGACATCGACCGCCTCTGGGCGCTCGGGGCCAATCAGCAATCCGTCGTCGCGAGCGGATCGAAGACCGCCACTGAGTTGTCGCTCATTCAGCAGGCGACCGACACGCGGCTCACCAAGGAACGCAATAACGTGCTGGCCTGGTATGCGGCCGGCGCGGAAAAACTGGCGGCGCTCCTCGAGATGTTCGCGGATCAGGCCGACCTGCTCCCCATTCTCGGCCCCGACGGCTGGGCGACGTGGCAGCAGGCGGCGCAAGATCCGACGCCCATGCGGTTCCTGTTCTCAATCAAGCCGGATTCGTCCATGCGCGAGGATGCGGCGGCCGAACAGACGCGGCTGCTGAACGCCTACAACATGCTCGCGCGCGATCCGCACTTCAACCGCGTGGCGTTCCTGTCGTATGTGTGCGAGCGGTTCTCGCTCGATCCAGCGACGTTTGTGATCCCGCAGATTCCGCAAGCGCCGCCCGATCCGCCCAAGCCGACCATTTCACTCAAGGCCGAGGATCTGCAAGACGCGAGCGTCATCGAACTCCTGCGGCAGTTCGGTCTCATCATCAGTCCCGACACGGTCACGCAGACGGTCGCCGCGGCGACAGGCCATCCGTTGCCCCCGGCGCAGCCGCCGACGCCTCAGTCGGCGCCCGCGCCCCAAGCCGTGCCGCCCGGACCCCAGCCGCGGGGCCGCACGCGCCAACTCCCGCATCCGGGCGGGGCCGAAAAGATGGCGCCCATCGTCCAGCATCAGGCCGACCGAACGGGCGAGCGGAGCGGACCGCCGCCCCTCGCATGAGACGCCGATTCGTGTGGAAAACGTGGGTCTGTGACGCGCATGGCGCGTTTTCGGGCCTCTCGGAAGATGGCCAGCCGCTCCGCTGCTCCGACTGTGGCCAGCTCGGCCATCGTCCCGATCCTATCGGCCCGACCTCACCCACGGTCTACGGAGACACGCTCTGGGGCGGCCCGCGCTGGGTCGAGAATCTCGACACACAACCCGTCTGGATCGAAACCAAGTCGCAATATCGCGCCGAATGTGCCGCGCGTGGCTTCGAGAACCGCGTGCATCATGTCCCCGTGCCAGGCACCGACAAGTCCCCCGTGACGGTGACATGGGACATCGGATCGGCGCCGGGACACGACCCGCGTCCGATGGCGGCCTTGTCCCCAGCCGAACAGAAAGTCCGCCGTGAGGAAGCCTCGGTGCGGTTGGGGCTCACCGTCTCGGAGTTGGAGGCCATCAGTGGCAACCGATAGCACGGCGACCGTCACGACCGGCCAGGATGAGACGCTCAACGTTCCGGCCTACGAACTCTCGGCTGATGAGGCGCGACTGCTCCGCGTCTACCGCGTGTGGCTCGACCGGAAGGCGCTGGTGGCGAAACTCTGGTGTCCCTCCTGCGAGCGCACGCGCGAGTCGGGCATGGAGATCGCGCTGAACGATCTCAAGGTTGGCCTCATCTGTCCGCACGGCCTCTGGTTCGGCCTGACGCCGCCCGCCACGCTGGGCATCAGTGGTCACGGCATCCCACAGGAACGGCTGATTGAGACGGGCGAAATCGAGGAGCAGTCGCTCAACGCCTTCGAAGCGCACATGCTCTGGGCCTATAAGCGGTTCCTCATCCGCTACCAGTTACAGGAAGCCCTCTACTGTCTCGCCTGCGGCCTCAACAAACGCGAGGATGGGTGCCGTGCGTCGGTGACGCCTGACCGCATCCGGATCGAATGCCGGCATGCCATCCGCAGTTACCAGAAACCGCGATGATTTTTGACAGTCTCGGGCAATCACGGTATTCTCACGGCGCTCTATGAGCCTTTCGGGCGACATCGATACGGCCGTCGCAACGATTCAAGCGGACACCGAGACGAGCAGCGTTGCTGCGACGTCGGCCACGCCTGACCCGTCCGCGACCAGCCGTGCCGCCGCAGCCTCGCCCTCTGCGACGTCCGCAGCCGTCTCCGGATCTGAGACGACACCAGCCTCCACGGTTCCTTCGCCCGCGCCTGCGACACTGGCGTCCGCGACGGCTGACGACGGCGAGGCGTCAGGTGACGGGCCGATCCCGCTCACCCGGCACCAGAAGATTCTCGAATCCGCCCGCACGAAAGAACGCGAACGCCTCACGTCAATTTATGGCGTGAATCCTGACGAATGGCAATCGAGCGGCCTCGCGCCGATCGTGAATACGCTCCGTCAGAATCCCGTCGCCGCTTACGAACTCATCGGCCGCGAACTGCGCGCCGCTGGGCTGCTGAAAGATCCGACGCCCGCCGCCCGTCCCAGTGCGACGGCCCCGACGGACGAGTTGCCCCAACCGAAACTTCGCGCCGATGACGGATCGCTCGTCTATACGGCGGAGGAGACGGCCAAACTTATTCAGCATTTCGTGGACAAGGCGACGACGGGCCTCCGGTCAGAAGTCGAACCGCTCCTCAAAGGCCATCAGCAAACACAGGCCGAATCGATCGCGCGGCAACAGATCAGCGAAATCGCGAAAGAACCGTATTTCGTTGCCCTGAAGCCCGAGATGATTCGTCTCATGCAAGCCGATCGGTCGATGACGATTCAGGTCGCCTATGATCGGGCGCTCCGCGCCTACGTGCCCACGATCGAACAATCCACTCGGGCCAAGACCCTCGCTGAACTCACAACCGCTCCCGTGGTGCCCACCCAAGCGTTGGCCCCCGGCAGCACCGTCGTGCGAGGGTCCACGGCCAACGGCAAGCGGCGTCCACTCGACTGGAATACCGCCGCCAAGAACGCCATCGAAGCCGAACTCACGCGCGCCGGGAAAGCCTGAACGCCTGAACCGCGTTCGAAGGCTGGTCCCTCATGGCTGATCCGAATATCGGCCAGGTCGTCGCCTCGACCTGGGAAGCCGTCATCACCGACGGCCCGACCGACAACATCTTCACGAGTCAGGCGCTCCTCTACGCCTTCGGGGAAAACGGCTTCAAGGAGTCCACCGCGGGTGGGCGCCAGTTCGAAGCGACCCTCGAATACGCGCAGAACACCACGTTCAAGTCCTACGGCGAGATGGAAACGCTGGACACGACCCGTATCGACGTCTTCGACGCCGCCCGGTTCGACCAGAAGATTTTCGCCGGCACGATCGTCTTCTCCGACCTCGAGGAACTCCGCAACGCCGTCGAGAACCGCAAGTTCGATGTGGTGGCCGCGAAGCTGAAGAACGGGTCGTCCACCGCGATGGAACAGCTCGACATCATGCTGTTCGGGGACGGCACGGGCAACTCGGGCAAGGACATGGACGGGCTCGCCAAGATCGTCTCGTCCACGCCCACGACCGGCACGGTCGGCGGCATCAATCGCGCGACGTTCCCCTTCTGGCGCAATCGCCAGGTCACGGGCACGCACACGAGCACGGCCTACGACACGCTGCGCGCGAACATGACGTCGATCTTCAATCAGTGTTCGCTGGGCGGCACCGAGCGCGTCCCGACGGCACTCATCTCGGATCGCGCGACGTTCGAAGGGTACGAGGGCATCCTCGTGGCGGTCGAGCGGCTCTATCGCGCCGATGCGAAGAAGGACGGCGACATCGCGTTCATCAACGAAGCGATTGCCTTCAAGGGCAAGCCCTACGTGTATGACGAGAACTGCCCCGCCAACACGCTCTACGAGCTCAACAACAACTTCCTGAAGCTCGAGTATCTCAAGGGCGCGTGGCTGAAGATGAAAGATCCGGTCGAACCGGCGAACCAGTTGGCGCGGGTCCATCGCGTGATGACCGTCGGCAACCTGACCGTGAAGGCGTCCCGGCATCTGGGCGTCATCTCGGCGATTACGTGATCATTGAACGTGTTTCCAAGTCTTTCTGAGGACCACTTGACGAATCGTCTGCTTAAATACGCCGAAGCGACGGCCCAGCGCACTCAAGCTGTGTCCTCCGGCGTCAAAGAGCGTGCGAATCAACTTCACGTCGTCCTCGGTGAGCTTGGCCTTATTGTTCGCTTGTCCTGTGCGCGGTTGAAATTCGTAGCCGCGCTGTTTACGGCGCATATCTTCGAGATTTTCTCGCTGCGTGCCAAGGAACAAGTGAGCAGGATTGACACACGCAGGCACGTCACACTTATGGAGCACGAACAGACCTTTCGGAATGGAACCGTGGTGCAATTCCCACGAAATGCGATGGCCAAGCAGCAACTTGGTCGTCTCGTCATTCCAAATCTGGCCGTATCCATACCCGTTCGTGCTGAGGTTGCGCCAGAGCCAGCAGCCGTCGTTGGGCTGCTTTTCGATGGCGCTCCAGAACCGTTCATGTAATGGCTTATTAGGCATGGTTGTTATTATATGACAACCGTGCCTAGGAGATAGGGTTTATGGCTGATCTCACAGGACCGATTCTCTCGTTTCCGTTCAATACCAACGCGATCATCTCGTCGACGCTGGCGGCCGATTCGCTCAAGCCGCTCGCGCTCGGCACGATGGCGCAGACCAGTGACGGCCGCAAGTTCCGTTTCGCGCAGGCTGGCGCGGCGGACCTCGTGGTCGGTAACGCCTTGCAGGCGGCTGCGCCCATCGCGAACCACCAGGCCTGCGCGGTGCAGGCGGCGGCGGCGATTGGTGACCTCACGATTGCGGTGACTCTTGGCGCGACCTTGGCCACGGCCAACCAGTATGCGCAGGGCTACATCACGATCACGCTGACGCCCGGCAACGGCTACACCTACCGGATCAAGTCGCATCCGGCCGCGGCGCAGTCGGCCACGCTCGTGCTCACGCTCTACCCGGACGATCCGGTCCAGGTGGCGCTCACTACGTCGTCCACGGCCTCGCTCACGCCGAACCTGTATGCCGGCGTGATCCAGACGCCCGTCACCACGCTCACGGGCGCGGTGGTCGGCGGCGCGGTCACGGCGATCACGGCGACCAACTACGGCTGGATTCAGACGTTCGGCGTCTTCAACGGCCTGAACGTCGGCACGGCCGCGGTCGGCTCGGCCGCGTCCTGCCCGACCAGTGTGGCGGGCGGGTTCGCGGTCAACTCGGGCACGTTGCCGGTGGTTGGCACCTACATCCAGGTCGGCGTGGATGCGGTGAACAAGCCGATCTTCCTGCAACTCGACTAGGTTCGTTTCACCCTCAACAGCCCCGCGCGTCTCCTCACCGGGACGCGCGGGTTTTCACAGGAGTGCCTCCCATGTCTGACCCGAAAGTCTTTACCCTCACCGCCGAACAGATCGAACTCCTGCTGGAAAAGAAGATGCAGGAGTTTCGGCAACTCCAGACCACCGCCGCCCCGAACTTCGATGCGCTGGCGTCCTCGCTCGAGCAGATCGCGGGTGCCACCGGCCGTCAGGCGGACGAAATCGCGCGCACGGTGCGGAAGTCGGTCGCGGACCCGCCGAAGATCAGCGTCTTCAGCCATCCCGAAGGCGAACGGGCGCATCCGAAAGCGCGGCTGCGCTATCAGACCTATCTGAACAACATCCGCGTCCGAGAAGATGAGCTGACGCCGGAAGAAATTGAAACCTGCAACGGGTTCGAGCAGGGCGTGAAGGAAGCCATGCGAGGCGCGTGGTCCGCAACCGTCACGCACAACGGCACGACGCCGCAGTTGATGATCAAGGTGCCGTCTTTCAGCGCCGACAACCGCGGTGATCTGCCCTCGTTTCTGGCCATCGTCTCGACGCTCCTCAAGGGTGAGGATGTGGCCGATCCCGACAAGGCGCTGAAGCGCCTGACGTGGGCCGAGACGCAGATCAAGCAACTGCAAGCGCAACTGGCGGCCGTGTCGAAGAAAGCGCCGATGGGAGCGCCGGCCTAGCCCATGACCTTCGCGGAACTCAAAGCACGGGTGTATCAGGACTGTGGCTTCAATGCCACGCCGTCCACCGATGTGCAAACGCGCGTCGGCGCGTGGGTGAACGAAGGGTATCGGAAACTGCTCCGCGAACCGGGCATGGTGGATCTCCGTCAGACGGAGTTCACCTTTGCCTCAGTGACCAGTCAGACGATCTACGCCATTCCGCAAATGTTCGAGTCGATCAACGCGATCGTGAACCAGGCGAATAACCTGCGGCTGCGGCTCATGTCGCGTGATGTGTATCGGTCGATGGACCCAGGCGAAGTGTCTAGCGGCCTGCCCTACGCCTACATTCCGGAAGGTTTTCGCACGGCCTTTCGTCAGCCGCCGACGACCGGGTCGGGCATCTGGGCCGTGAGCACGAGCGTGGCCGATACGACGCAGACGGTCACGATTCAAGGCACGCGGCTCAGTGGGGATCAAACGGCTGCCCAGACCGCCACGCTCACCGGCACCTCGCGCGTGGCGGTCGGCAGCTTCACCGACCTGATTCAGATCGAAGCGTGGAACGTGTCGGCGGTCTGTGCTGGATCGATCAGCCTCTACGATGCGGTGACGAGCGGCAACGAACTCGCGCGCATTCCCATCGGCCGCACGTCGGTGCTCTACGAAACGATTCGCCTCTGGCCGACTCCGGCCGGCGTCTACACGTTTCTTATCGACGGCCTGATGCTGATCCCGACGCTTACGGCGGCGACCGATACGCCGATCTTTCCGGAGTCCTACCACGACGTGCTCGCGGATTACGCGAAGATGCGCGAATACGAGCGCACGGGGAGTGACCGGCTCCCCGTCGCGCAGCAGAACTACCTCGCGGGCGCAGCGAATCTGCGGACCTACATCCAGTTCCCGCCGGACTTCCGCGCGATTGCCGGATCGAAGGGCGCGCGCAACGGCTGGACGGACTTGGGCGGATGGTATCCGGCTGATTACGGGTGGCCGTAAATGCCGTCCCAGAATCTCTCCTGGTCGGAATGTCTGGGCCGTGACGGCTGGGATAACCCGTTGAACATCCCCGAGAACATGGCGCAGGAGGCCGTCAACGTGACCGTGTCGTCGGGCCAACTCTGCGCGAAACGACCCGGGTCCGCGGCGGTCACCCTCACGGGTGATGCCTTTACCGGCTACAACCGTGTGTTTCGATTCATCCCCGCGCAGGATGAAACCGTCGCGGAACTGTGGATCGTCTCGACGGACGGCACGACCAAGATCTTGCGGGTGCCGATTGCCGCCGCGGTCAATCTCACGCTGAAAGATCCGGTGACGGGCCATCCGACCGAGATCAGCGCCGCCGCACTCAACGGCAAGTTCTATCTGGCCTATCAGTCAGGCGTGAACCGGCTGCACGTCTACAACCCGGCGGAATCGACCACGGACGTCCGTCGGGCGGGACTGCCGGCCCCCGCCGCCCCGGGCGTGGCCGATACCGGCGGTGGGAGTTACGCCGCCATTCCTCGGTTCTACGCGATTGCCTGGCAGCGCATCGTCGGTGGCGTGACGGTGAGCCAGTCCAATATGTCCGCGGCCACGGCGTTCACGCCCTCGGGGAGCGGGGCCGCGGCACGGGTGACCAAACCGGCTGCCGCCAGCGAAGGCGAAACGCATTGGGTCGTCTTTGCCTCTGCGTCGAGCGCAAATGGACCGTTCTATCAACTGGCGCAGGTGGCCGTCGCGACCACCACCTATGACGACTCGGCCGCACCGTCCTCGTATGCGACCAATCCGGCCTCGCCGGTCATTGGATCGAACTACCCGTTTCCGTCGGTGAAATATCTCGTCTCGGACGGCAACCGACTCCTCGGACTTGGGGTGTGGGAAACCACGGCTGGAGATTCGGTGGCCCCGGTGCCTGGTCGGGTCTATGTCACGCCCGTGCTGGGGTCAACCAATCCCGCGTTGGGCGATGACGAACGGTTCCAGAACACGCTCGCGCAATCAGACTGGATCAGTCTCAACATTAACGGCGGCGGCATCGATCGCGGCCTATCGGGGCCGATTAACAACGTCGTCTATGCCTTTCAGTCAGCCGGGATCTATGCGCTGATTCCAACCGGGTCCGCGACGATCCCCTATCGGCGCTTTGTCCTCACGCGCGTGCATGGGTCGGTGTCGAACCAGTCGCAGGTCGTGGGCGAAGATGCGAACGGCGCCCCAGCCGTTTACTTCCTCTCGCCGCTCGACGGCCCGCGCCGCATCACGCTCGGGTCGCAGATTGAATGGCTCGGCAAAGATGTGACCGACATTTGGGCGACGGTGAACCTCTCGGCGTCCATCCCGGCGCATGGCATCTACGATCAGGCGCGCAAGCAAGTCATCTGGTGGATCGCGACGGGCAATTCGGATACGCCGGACACGATGATCGTCTTCAACGTGACCCTCGGCGTCTCGGATGGCCAGTCGGCTCGGCGCGGCTGGACGAAATGGACTGGACCGCTCGCGGCGGCGCGCTGTTCCGTCTCGTTTTCGAGCACGTTGGCCTCCTCACGTCCCGTCTCGCTCGTGCCCTATCGCGGCGATGCGACCACGCTCGCGCGGCAGGACGGCACCTCCAACCAGGACTTCGGGGCCGTGAGTTATCAGGCATATGTGCGCTCGAAAGCCTTCAACATCACGTCGCAACTGCGGCGCGAGCGTGTGCTCGAGGCGTTTCTGACCGCGAAGGCCCAAGCCGCGACAACCATCCGGCAGACGCTCACGAAGGATTGGGGCACCGAGACGAAAACCGCGGATATCTCGATTGCGCCAGCCGGGTCTGAAACCTATGTGCGACCTCGGGGCGATGACAGCGACTTCTCAGACAACATCGTCGTGGACATCCAACTCGGGGACGCCTCGGCGGCCAATTCGACCTTCACGCTCGTGCGCTGGGATTCGACCGCTGAAATTCTGACTGGAGCGCCCTAAGTGGCTGTCTCCATTGATTACCTGATTATCGGCGGCGGCGGCGCGGGTGGCGACAACGGCGCGGGCCTCGGTGGCGGGGGCGGGGCCGGGGGACTGCTCCAAGGCACCGACGCCATCGCCACCGGCTCCTATGGCGTGGTCATCGGCGCGGGCGGCGCCGCGTCTGGGAATGACGGTGTGGCCTCCACCTGGAATGCACACTCGGCCACGGGCGGCGGTGCGGGTGCGGCAGCCGATGGAAATGGCAATACAGGCGGCTCTGGGGGTGGCAGTAAAGGACTCGCCACCAGTGGCGGCACCGGGACCATCAATTACAACGGCGGGAATGGCACCGGAAACGCTGGTGGTGGTGGCGGCGGAGCTGGCGCGGTTGGAGGCACGACCACGTCTCTCGGACATGCCGCGAGTGGTGGCACGGGCCTCGCGTCGAGCCTCAGCGGAGCATCCGTCACCTATGCCGGCGGCGGAGGCGGCAACGGCAATCTCTCAGCAGGCACGGGCGGTGCTGGAGGCGGCGGGAACGGTGGCGCAGGAGGATCGCCCGGGACGCCCGGCACGCCGAACACGGGCGGCGGCGGAGGCGGCGGCGGATATGGCGGCGGCTCCGGCCTCGTCATCGTGCGCTACCAGACGACACTCGGCACCGGCACGGGCGGATCGATTACGACCTCGGGCGGAGGGGCCTACACGATCCACACGTTCACCGCCAACGGCACCTTCGGCTTTACGGTCGCTGGCGGCGGCGGAGGGGGCGGCGGCGGCACGCCTTCCGCGGCGATCCCGGTCCAGTTGGGGTCGCTCACTACATTGTCGTCCTTGCCGTTACCAGAAGTCGCGACGGATCGCGTCTCCGATGGAGGCACCCGCGCTGCGCTCGATCAGTTCAATGCCGATTTGGCCGGGTATCTGCTCGCGCTCGCCTCTGCGCTTGACAACATCGCGTTACCGTCCGTGACGGCGCCGGTGTGGGTGGCGGATACCACGCCCCCTAACTTTGGCAATTCCACGGTAGTGTCCACCTTTACGGCCTTAGGCGATGTCATCTTTTTCAACATGGCGTTTGGGTTCGGGTCGTCCACGAATTTCGGGTCTGGGGCCTGGAAGTTTTCGCTGCCCGCCCAGTCAAAATATCCCGGTGTCATCATTGGACAGGCCATGATGCTGCAACATGGGGTCGCCTTTGCCCAAGGGACGATCGTGGTGGACGAGACGACGACGGGACTGCGCGTGATTCCGATTAGCGGGACCGGATTCGTCTCTCCGACGGTGCCGTTTACGTGGTCGGCTGGCGATCAGATGTTCTTGCAGGGTTGGTATTTCGCGGCGTTGTCATGAGGATGTATGGCACAGCAGTTTGATCCCAACACGGGCCAGTGGAGCGACAGCGGCGGATCGGACAGTCCGGTCAATACGGGCCGTGGCGGCTCCGACGTGCCCGCACCGGGAGGCGACATTCCGCCACAGACGGGCGCGCCGCCCCCCATCACCGCGAATACGCCAATGCCGGGGAACGTGAATCCCGACTACTGGAAGTCGCTCCAAGGCGCGATGGTGAGTTCGCCGGCCGTGACGGGTCCGCAGACACAAGCGCAAACCGCCACGAACGCCGCGCAGACGAGCGCGACGGGCAACTATCCGTCATCGCTCTCCGGCTGGCAGTCCTACAGTAACCCCACCGATCAGGGCGCGATTCACGCCTATGCCCAATGGCTGTCCAGTCAGCCCGGTGCGGACCCGCTGATCGCCAGTCAGGTCGATTACCTCGCCCAGCGCATTCAGGACACGGGCGGCCTGACGTCGGGCAATGTCGGCTACTGGTCCACGCGCACGCAGCAGGGGAATTGGACGGCCCCTGAGAACTCGAGCAGCGCCGGATCGTCCACGACGCCCACGAGCGTGCAGATTCCGCCCGGTCCCTATGCGGGCCTCACGCCGCCGTCGAGTCCGATCAGTGACGCCGGGAATGCCGCCATCCTGAAGCTGCTCCAGACGCCACAGACGGTCGACGCGCAGACCGTGGCCGAGGCGCCGGAAGCGGTCGCGGAACGGTTGCAGAGTCAGCGCGGGGCCGAACGGCAGATCGCGGCCAGTGCGGAACAAGCGGCGCAGAGTGGCGAATCGGGCACGGGTGGTCAGGAAGGGATGTCGCGTCAGATTCTCGCCAACGAAGGCGAACAGGACGCGCTGTTTTCGGGCACGCTCGCCTCCACGATGCGGCAACAGCAGATCCAGCAACTTGAGGCTGGGATTCAGTATGCCCAGCAGAGCGGGCAGTTCGATAAGGCGCAGCAGCTTCAGGCGCAGCTCGCGCAACTCTCGGCCGGCCTCAATCTGGATCAGCTCGGCCTCGGCTATGCGTCACTCAACGCGAACAACAACAATGCCGCGCTGCAAATCTTGATGAACGGTGGGGCGTAAATGGCCAATCTTCCCGAAGCCGATCAGGGCATGCTCGACCGAATGAATGCGGCACTTCAGGCCGATCCGCAGTTTCAGTATCTCAGTCTGCACGCCAATAACGGCGACCAGCAGGCGCTCCAGCAACTCAAGGACTTAGCGGCCTCCAAAGGCTTCCCCGTGGGCGACAATGCGACATGGGCGGCGGGCCGGTTTCAGAATGCGGGCGGGTCGATTCCCCTCTGGATGAAACTGGCCGGCGTGGGTCTGGGCGGAGTGGGCCTTGCGGCTCCAGCCCTCTTTGCCGGGGGCGGAGGCGCGGCGGCGGGCGCGGGCGGCGGGGCTGCCAGTGCGGCGCCCGTAGCCGGTGATGCGGCCCTCGGTGGCGGATGGGGCGCCGCGTCAGCCGCACCGCTGGGTGGAGGGTGGGGCGCGGCCGGGGCCAGTGGCGTGGTCGGCGGCACAGGCGCGGCCGGAGGCACGGCGGCCGGGGGCGGGGCGCTCACGACCGGCGGCCTGCTCTCACGGATCGGCTCGGGACTCACGGCGCTCAACTCCGGCGCGGCGCAGGGCCGAGCGGCTGAAGCGCAGGCGAATCAAAATCAGTTCGGCACGCAACTGAAGGGCCTGTCGGCCCAGCTTGACCGCGCCACGCTCGCGAAGAAACTTCAGGAGCAGGACTACCAGGATCAGCTTCGTGGCGCCCTCATCCAGCACATGCAGGATTTTCAGGCCACGCCTCCGCCTGAAGTCGCCTCGCATATGGGCACTGTGACCGGCGGCGCACGTCCATCCGCCCTTGGTCCTGACCGTGGCGCGATCGGCGGCAACATCCAGAACACGGCCACGCTGGACCTGCTCCAGAAGGGCGACCCCAACACCGGCTACACGGCGGCGTCTACGGCGCCGATGCCGACGTTGCCGAATCTGCCATCCCCCAATGCGGGCCAGTCGGTGCTGGGGTATCTCGCGCCCGGATTGTCCATCGCGGGCCTCATTAAGAACTATCTCAACCGTCAGCCGGTGACGGCCTAATGGCTGGCCTCGGCCTCCAATCGGCCTTCGCGGGGCAGTCGCTCGATGACATGCTCCAGAAGCTTGAAGCGAATGCGCAGGCGACGAAACTCGCCAATGCGAAGCTGGCGATCGAGCAGCAGAACTCGGAGTCTGACCGTCAGCGCGCGATGGCGGACATGCTGCACCAGAACCGCATGGACACGCTGAACGAGTCGATCAAGCAGGACAACGAACAGCGGTTGAAGGATGCGGCGACGACCAAAGGCGTGATGGCGCAGTCGCAGACGACGCCGCTCAACGCCGAGCAGTTGGCGTCACAGGCGCGGACGGGCGATTTCAGTCTTGCCGCCACGCCGACCGAGACGGCTCCGTTCACGATTCCGATGGGACCGTTCGGCAGCCAGTCAGTGCCAGTGCCCACGCGGTTCGCGGCGACTCGAGCGATGACCGAAGGGGAACAGAACAAACAGAGTCTCGAGACGGCCTCGAAAGCCTATGCCGCCAATCCGAAGGATGTGGGCGCGCAAGCGGATCTGATTCGGTTCGGCGGGGCACCGTATGCGACCTGGTTGGACGCGCAGAACAAGGCCGCGAATCCGACGCCGAAGGCGCAGACGCCGGAAGAACGCTACTTACAGATCGATGCCGATTTGAACCAGAAGAAGCCGGTCACACCGGAAGATCAAGCGTTTCACGCGGCCTATGAGCACAACAAGGTCATCGGCACCGATCAGAGTGGTGCGAACTCAAAGAATCTGGCCGGCCTTAACGAAATCAGCAACAAATACGAGCAGCCCTATCTGACCGCGAAGCAGTCGTCCGATGAAATGCGGTCGATGATCGAGGCGGCCACGGCCGGGAACAAAGTGGGCGCGGCGATGCAGGGGCTCACCACGACGATGGCCGTCTTGGCCTCGAATGGCTTCAAGCGCATCAACACGACCGAGCTTGGCGTCACGGGAAGTGCCGGCGATCTGTATGACCGCGTGAATGGCTGGATTCAGAAGGCGCGAGTGGGCGATCCGGTGCCGGACAACATCAAGAAGGACATGCTGACCATCGCGGACATTCTGGCCAAGAACGCCTATAAGCATTATTCCGACGGCGCGGATCAGGTCGTGAGCAATTACGGCCTGTCGGGCTACAAGAAATTGGCGCCGCCGACCGATGGCGCACCACAGACGAAGCAGTTTCCCAACGGCCACATCGGGCAACTCCTGCCTGACGGCACTTACAAGATCATCAAGTAAATGCCCCAGCAGCAACTCGCCATCGGCAGCATCGTCGATGCCAACGGCAACCCCGTGGCAGCCAAGCCTCCGTCTGGAGGCGGCTTGGCGATGGGCACAATTGTCGATGCAGATGGCAATCCGATCGCGCCGAAGAAACCGCCAGCACCAACCGCGGCCGATGGGTTCTGGACCGTGGTGGGCCATCTGAGCGGTGGATCGGGACCACTCGCGGACATGGCGCGTGGCCTATATGGCGCACGCGAAGCGGTCAACCAGGTCATCGAAGGTAACAAGGACACGCCGGTCGATGCGGCGAGAGGGTTGGTCGAGACAGGGACGCCGTCGGCACTGGCGAAGGCCCTTCCGGCGCTGGCCGCTCGGCATGGCGCTGACCCGGCTGGCATGGCGGGTGAAGTCATCACGAACGCGCTGGGCGAATCGGGCCACCAACTGAAACAGGCGTATGAGTCCGCCCGCCAAGGTGAAGGCATGGAAGCGGTCGGACACACACTGGGAGCGATTCCATTTGTGGGCCCAGCAGCGGTGAAGGCTGGCGAGAACATCGCGGCTGGTAAGGGGTGGGAAGGCGCTGGCGAGGCCGCTGGCCTACTGGCCCAGCCGTTCTTGGCTGAAGCGCCGAAGGCGTTGGCTAAACCCGTCTACGGCGCGTCGATCCGACTCTCCCCGACCGAGACGACCAAATACGGCTTTACTAACGTGCGCGATGCTGGCTTGGAGCGCGGCGCCCCGATGACCGCCGCCACGGCCGAAGATCCCGTCCCACTGGCACAGGCGAAAGCCGCGAAAGAGCAGGCGTTACGAAACAGCCCGACCACGGCCGTGCCGGTCGCGCCGATTGTCGCAGCGACCGAACAGCGTATCGCGCCAGCCGTGGCCGCAGAAATCAACGCGGGCGTTCGCACGTCGCCCGATGTGCCTGTGGTGAGTCGATTCGGCGGAGGCCAAGCCACGCTATCTCCCGTGGAACTCGATGCGGCCAAGTCTGTGCTGGACAACCGCACCGACGCGGCTCGACGGGCGGCCGCGACGGGCAAGCCCATCACGGCCAACACCGAAGCGATGAAGATCGCATCTGGCGAGTCCGGAGACACGCTCACGAGCACTATGCCACCAGGTCAGTATCGATCGATGAACCGAGACATCATGAACGAAGTCGGGATCAAGCGATCAGCGGCTCGAGCGACGAAAGAGAACACGGTCATTCCGTCGATGGGGGATGTCGTGAGCGGGGCCTCGACCTATTGGGCGTTGCACAATCCCACGGCGGCTATTGCGGTCGCGGGGCTGAAGAAACTGTTGGGCAACCCGGCCGTGATGAGTCACGCCGGGATTCTCCTCAACCAGATCGATCCGGCGCTCCTTCGCGCGGCGATGCTCGCGAATCTGACCGGCGAGAACAAGTAGAATCGGGGCGCACATGGCCGACGGACCACTGACAAACTTGTTAAACGAAAAGGGCCGCACGGATGCCAATGGGTATCTCGAGGTGAACCAGTCCACTTCCAAGACCGGGCCTGATGGGCCACTGACCCCCTCGTCCATGCTGCGGGTGCGCGTGGACGCCAATGGCTACTTGCTCGTCGTGAAGGGAAACTGACGTGGCTGACGGCCCGCTCACCGCCATCGCGAATCTTCGGGGCCGCACCGACAATAACGGTTACCTCATCGTCACGATTGTGGGCGCAGGCAGCGGTGGCACGTCTAGCGTTGACAAAGCCACGTTCACGGTCGGCACCTCCGCCGGCACGCTCGCGATGGGTGTGGTCGCGCCAGTCGATACCGTCGTCGCGGGGACCATTGCCGGCCTCGCGATGGACACGGCGCGGAATCTCAAGGTCAACGTCGTGGCCGGTGGGGCCGGTGGCGGAGCCGTCACGATTGCCGATGGCGCGGATGTCGCGGAAGGCACGACGACCGATGTCGCGGTCACGGGGGACAACTCCGGCACCGAGATGGCCAAACTCCGCGGGGCCAACAAGATCACGGCGGATGTCTGGGATAGCGTCAACCACTGGCTGAAGGTCAATCTCCAGAATACGACCGTGGCCGTGACGCAGAGCGGCGGCTGGACAGCGACCGTCTCGCAGGGCACGGCCGCGAACCTGAACGCGGCGGTCGTCGGCACGGGCACGGCCGGCGCGGCGGCGGGCGGCATCCTGACCGTGCAAGGCGTGGCCTCGATGACGAAACTCCTCGTCACGCCGGATCTGCCCGCCTTGGCCTCAACCTCGACCAAGCAATCGGACGGCACGCAGAAAACGCAGATTGTCGATGGGACCGGCAACGTCGTCGGCTCAACCGCGAACGCACTCGACGTCAATATCAAGTCCGGGGCGGGGAGCGGCGGCACGGCCCTAGCCGACGAAGCCGCCTTCACGCAGGGCACCACACAGATCACGCCCATTGGCGGTCTGTTCAAGTCGGCCTATACCGCGCTCACGACCGGGCAGGCCGGGGTGCTGCGGATGACTTCGGGCGGCGGCGGCTACGTCAATCTCGACCAAGTCCAAGGCACGAACATCGACGTCAACTCCGGTAGCAAGTCGGCCGGGACCATCCGCGTCGTGCTGGCGACCGATCAGCCCGCGCTCACGAACAAGCTCCTCGTCACGCCTGATGCGAATAGCTCGGTGAATTTGGCGCAGGTGGCGGGCGGCACGACGGCGACTGGGCACGGCACGGCGGCGGGCACGATTCGCGTGGAACTGCCGACCGATGGCACCGGCGTCGTGGCGGCGGTCACGGCAATCACGAACGCGCTGCCGGCGGGTTCGAACCTGATGGGCAAGGTCGGCATCGATCAGACGACACTCGGCACGACGAATGCCGTGACGCCGGTGCCGTCCACGATCGGCGGTTGGACCTACTTCCTCAAGAACGGGCTCAGTAACACGAACGCGCAGGTGAAGTCCGGACAGGGCACACTCGGCGGATGGTATATCTACAATCCGAACTCGTCGGTCGCCTACGTGCAGATTTTTGATACGGCGACCGGGTCCATCACAGTCGGCACGACGGTGCCGAAACTCTCGATTGGGATTCCGGCGACTTCGGCGGCGAATCTCGAACTCACGCTCGGCATTCAATTCGGCACCGCGATATGTGTCGCCGCGACGACCGCCGCGACGAACGCCACCGCGCCATCCACGGCCGTCGATTGCAACTTCTGGTTCAAATAAATGCCCAACGTCGCCGTTCTCGAAGCTCTCACGCGCGTCGATAGCATGACCATGGTCGCCACGGGCGTCGTGACCGATCAGGTCAGCGTCAAAGCGCCCTTCCGCGAATCCTTCTCCGGCGCCGTGACCGACGCCATCATTACCGCTCGGTTGCGGTCAGTGGCCGCGAGTCTGACAGCGCAAGCGGGGATCACGCTGCCGATCGGACAGGCGATTGACTTGACCGCGCCGCCCGATCCGGTTCCCACGCCGCAGCAGGTGTTTCTGCAGGCCTATCAGCAACTCCAATCCGGCCAGCGCAAGATTACCGCGGGACTCCTCGCGGCCGATGACAAGGACGTGGCGAACCTGCTGGCGACCGCGAAGGCGGCCTACGATCCGGCGTTTGTGGGGATCGGGTAATGGCGCTGCTCTCCCATACGTCCTTCGCCGGTGCGAGCACGCCCTCGGGGGCGATCAGCACGACGAATGCGAAATTCCTCATCGCGTCGTTTGCGAGCGCCTCATCCGGAGACGTCATCACCGACAGCGCCGGCAATACCTGGACTCCGCTCACCGCCCAGACGGGCGCCTTCGGGTCGGCGGAGCGGTTCTTCTACGTCATCAACCCGACGACCTCCGCGACGCACACGTTCCAATCGAGCGGCTCGGTCCCCTCGGCCTGTATCGCCGCGTTTGACGACGTCGTCACGTTCGACCAGGAGACGGGCACCAGCAACAACACTTCGCCCGCCCAAGGCGGCGCGCTCACCCCGGCGAGCGCGACCAATCTCATGTTCAGCGGGATTGGCGGCGGGACGGTCGGGCCCTCGATCGACTCGGGCTACACGATCACGGACCATCAGGATATCGCTGGCGGGGTCAATTTCTCCAGCGCCTTGGCCTACCTCTCGCAAGTCGCGGCGACCGCGCAGAATCCCTCGTGGACGTTTTCAGTCTCGGCCACGAGCGGCGTCTATAACGCCGTCTTCAGCGTGGGCGGCGGGGGCGGTCCCACCGTCAAGAAGCTGGCCGCACTCGGAGTCGGCTAACATGCGCCATCAGGAGTCGTTATGAGTCTCGCCACCTACAAAATCCTATCGATGCTGGCCGCCCTGCCGATTCTGGGGATGCTCATGCGCCCGTGGATGCGCGGTGTGGAAGCGCCTCCGGAGAAATCCGGCGGAGGACGCAAAATGCCCACCAAACTAGCTGAAGGCGAGGACCGCTCAGGATTGGTCGTCCAGACGACGCCGCCGCCGACCGCCTTGGCCTTGGCCGAAGCGCAGGCGCTGGACGAATTCGATCTGGCGCTCATCAAGGCGTTTGACGAGTGCGGGCTGCCGCTGCACAAGTTCTCGCGGGACTTCGACATCGCGCAGACGGGCAAACTCAACGATGTGATTCACCATGCCGCCCGCTACCGGGGCCTGCCGCATCCGATGCGGACGGTCAGCGACGTGCGGCAGATGCTGAAGGGACTGTGACCCGTGGCTGACGGCCCGCTGACTAATCTGGCGAATCTCTACTGCCGCACCGATGCGAACGGCTACCTCATCGTCAATGTGGCGGTGGGAGGCGGCGGCATCGGCACAGGCGCGATCGGAGACGTGGCGGTCTATAACTCTACGACCACGATTGCGCCGGGGACGACGGGCGTCTTCACCTGGAGTGGTGGCCTATTAGATCTGACCGGCAATGGGAGCGCCAATAATGGACTCAAGGCCGACCATGTGACGCTGGTCGGGAACTCCTATATCCAGTTTGGCGGCTCCAACCAGATCCAGCTCCAAGGGTCCACCACCGTCGGCACGCAGAACTTGACGCTGCCGGTGATCCGTCAGGCCGAAACCGTCGCGATCAAGCCACAGCAGTCGCTCACCAGTTCGGCCACGCCGGCGCTGACGGCCACGACGGCCTCTTTTGTCATGCTCGGACTGGCGGCGCCGATTACCCCACAGGTCACGGGCCGGATTCTCTGCCTCATCACGGCCGTCGCCCTCAACAGCATCCTGGCCGATGGGCTCAATGCGAAAGTGGCCTTCGGCACCGGCACGGCTCCGGTCAATGGGGCCGCGGCCAGTGGCACCGTCGTGGGTGGCACGAAACATTTTGTCGCCTCGACCGCGGCCGGCCAGCAGGGACTCTCGTGGTCGATTATCGCCACCGGCCTGACGCTCGGCACGGCGGCCTGGTTTGATCTTCAGTTTCAGGCCGTGACGGGCGGCAACGCCACGCTCAAAGATGTCGATGTTACCCTCGTGGAGATTTAACCGATGCCACTCACTGCTGAGCAAGTCTTTAAAGATCATCTGGGCCAGCTCCACATGGAGATGGTCCGGTTGCAACTTGTCAACTCGGAATTGGCCGACGAACTCACGAAGGCCAAGGCGCTTTTGTCACAGATGACGCCTCCGGTCGCTGAGATTCCGCCCGTGGAGAGTTAGCCATGCCCTACAAATCCAAGGCCCAACAGGGCTACATGCACGCCCACGAGGGCGAAGGTTCGATCACTCCGGCCGTCGTGCAGGAGTTCGATGACGCGAGTAAGGGCGTGACTGATCTGCCTGAGCACGTCTCAGACGGTCCCGGGGCGACTCATCACGGCCAGCTCGCGACCCATCACGCCGTCTTGGCGAAGCATTACACCGGCAAGGCTGGGCACGAGAAGGAAACTGGCATGGTCGCCCATCTGAAGAACATCGCGACGATGCACAAGAACATCGGCGCGGCCCATGCCCAACTCGCGCAGGCGGAAGCCTCGACCAAGCCGGACCCCAAGCGCCAACTCATCATTCGGACGCAGACGGCCGCGGCCAAACGGGGGCTGATGAAGACGAAGCAGCCCACGGGCCCGACCGCGGCTGGACCACGCGATTGATTCACTCGAGGAGACAAAACCATGAAGCATCAATCCGAGCACGACGCCCACGTGGCGGCCGTCACCGCCAGGATCGCCGCGATTCCGGCCTCAGACCACCGCGGCCGGTTCCTCGCGGCCGCCGCGCCCATCATCGACAAGGGCCTAGAGATTCTGGACGACCCGACACTCGACCCGTCCGACAAGGTCGAGCTGGTCAGAGAGGCGCTGAACGAACTGCGGCACAAGGGTCTGCACCAGATTGCGGATCAGATTTTCTGAGGCATGGCTCGGGACGACCGGACCTCCGTGCGCTTGTTTATCTGGCTCCGCACGGGCGAAGTGATTGAGCAGGCGTGCTTCAAGCATCAGGTGGCGAAGACGACGCGCCGGCTGATGGCCCGTGGCTGTTACGCGCGGGTGTGGTCGACGGATCACACGCGCGAATCGCTCAGTCGCGTGGACCGTATTGAGTGGACGACATGACAGGAACGACAGCGCCGCCTTTTGCGGTAGGATTTCGGTTAAATTATGGCCACTCATGGACGTAGCGCCGATCCTCACCGCGTTGGACAAATACGGCGCGCTGTTCGTGTTGGCCGCCCTATTGGCTTCGGGGTGGCTGATTCCGAAGAGCGTGTATTTACGGGAAGTGGTGCGCGCCGACACGTACGAGAAGCTGGCCCAGAACGCGCTGGAGACGATGGCACGCTTGGTGAATCCGCCCAAGCCGTGAAGTGGACGATCTCGGCCTTCTGGGATTATCTGGCCGCCAAGTGGAATCCTGGCTACGTTGTGAGCATGGCGAAGGCGCGTGAACTCGAGACGAAAGTCGCCGCCTGTCGCGACGTGGTGGAAACCGCGATTACTCGCGCACAGGCACGGCCGGTCGTGGATCGTCACGATCCGTCGTGACCGGATGACGCCGCACCACGATCACCTTCTGCTCCCAGTCCTCGCAGACGTAATCGCGTCCGACCATCGCGCTTATGTGACTTTCTTCCATCGACGCCGTTGGCCTGCATTTGCGCACAAACGGCACCTTCTTTTCCCTGATTGGCAAGTCGCATTTACTCCTGGAAGGTTCAGGTTATGCAGGCCATTTCTGCATAAGCCATCTAATCGAACCCACGGATGTCGCCCTTTACGGTTCATATCGTCGGTGTTGTCTTTCGCCATTCCCAAGAACAAATGAGAGGGATTCACGCATGCGCGCACATCGCACTTATGGAGCACCCACAGGCCATCAGGAATGGGCCCGTGAGTTAACTCCCATGCCACGCGATGAGCCGATGCCACGCGACGAGGATTACAGACGCCGATCTTTCCGTATCCCTTGTTGCTGAGTGTCGCGGTCCAAAGCCAACACGTTTCTGTTTTGAGGACTTTTGGCCAGAATAGATCTTGAAGTGGAGTAGGCTTAATGCCGGGCCGCATGTTGGCATCCTTCCGAGATGCGAACGTCTGCCAAGGGCGCGGCGCGATTCCCCATGAATCGGTCGCGTCCGTTTATTTTACCTTGATTTCAGCCGCCTGTTGCCGCTTCAGCCACATGGATGTGGCTTCAGACATGACGACTCTTGCGGACCATTCTGGGCAGCTATCATCCACTTGGGCTTTAGTGAGATGAAGCCAGCAGACCCCATGAAAGGTTGAGCGGTGCTTGAAATGCAGGCAGTCACCGCACGTCGGCATCAGCCCTTCAACGCTTCCCGCGCCACATCTCGCATCGCCTGCACATCCGCGAGCTTCACTTTCGGCCCGAACGTGTCGCCGGGCGGCGCGGGGAAGCTCGGGATGGGCCTCTGGGCAATCTCGGTCAGCGCGTCATGGTAGCGGGCGGCGCGGCGGGCCAGATCGGTCTGGTCGTCGGCGGCGTCGTTCGTGGCTGGCTTGGCGAGGCGGAATTGGTCTGGATGCACCGGTTACGCCCCCGTGTTCGGCGGGAAGAAGCCGTGGTCTTTCAGCCATTTCTGATTGCCGGTGATTTGCGCTTCGATCTCGCCGGCCACTTCCGCCGCCGACTTGCTGCCGTTCAACAGCGACAGCACCTTCTCGGCCAAGGCGATGGCGAGTTCGATTTCCTGCGGGGTGATGTCAGCCATTAGGTGATGTCCATTTCTTCGATGATTTCAATGACGCGAGATTCGAGCAGTTCAGCGGTCCCGCCGCATGTGGGACATTCGACCTTGGCGGGCTCGCGGCCGTCTGTAAAGACGATCGATCCGTTGGTGCATTCGCTGCACTTACGGTAAGTCGCCGTGTTCGTGACCCGTCTCACAGCGCCCCGATCGCGGCCGTCACCGCCGCCAGCGCCACGCGCAAGGTCGTCCCGGCGTTGGGATGCTTCGCCTGAATGTCATCGACGGCCGCGGACCAGCCCGTCTTGAGCGCCACTTTCCAACCGCTAGCCGATGCTTGGATGACGACCAACCCCTGATTCGCGTATTGCAGCACCGCGCCGGTATCAGCCGTGGACAGCAGCGGCTTGCCGTTGGCGTCGAGTGTGCTATTGGCGAGGATGGCCGCCTGCGATAGCCCAATCAAGGCTTCAGCCGCGGCCTGCTTTTCATTGCACGCCGATACGATCGACAGCGCCAGCACGAGCGCGACAGCGGACACGGCACGGGAGCGAAGCAGTCTCACCATCAGGGCCTCCTATGAAAAACGAATTGGCGCGGGCGAGGCTTGATACTCGCTGGCGGCCTGCAATCGCAGTCCTACCGGGAGCTACCCGGCTTTGACCCACCACATGTGCGACATGAAGGTTGGGGCACGTCCTGTCCGTGCTGCCGCGCCAAACTGAAAACACGACGCCGAATCGGGAAAACTCGCTGTCTAGGGGAACCACAGCGCCCAGTGTCCTCCCGTTCGGCTGAGAGAGTCTACTACCAGGGCACCGGCACGGGCCGGCCCCAGATGGCATAGGCCAGCACGCCAAGCGCCAGCACGACATGGAGCAGCGTCAGCATGTCCTCGCCAATGCTGAAGCCCATCAGGTGCAGCACCGGCGGCAAACACAGAAAGAACGCGACGTAGAGCACGACGCCGAGAATGACTCGCACGAAGAACTGAAACATCGGAGGCTCCTAGCCGTTGGTGTTGCAACCGCAGAGGCGAATGCCCATGCGGATCGTGTCGAGTTGTTCCGGTGTCACGCCGTCCTGATGCGTCCAACCAAAGGTGTTGATTTCTTCCCACGAATACGTCGTATCGCCACGGCCAGTGTTGAACGTGTAGGTCGTGGGGTGCCGCGCATCGGCGCTCACCGTGACGGGTTGCCCGTTCTGCGGACCCCCGATCCCGAGGCCGCCGGGCACGTCAAACGGTTCATCCGGTGGCGGCACCCACGATCCGGCTTGCACACGTCGCGCCATCATCTGCACGAACTGGAGCCAGCCGGACGGGTCAGACGCCCAGTTTGGCTGATAGATGCCATGTTCGCTGTCCCATTGGGAACCCGGCAGAATCGCGGGCCACGGGGCCAAGAACTCACAGTCGGTCGTCGCTGGCCCCTCTTGGCAGAAGCGATCCACGCAGGCTTCGGCGTTGTGGACATCGGATTCGTTCAGGTTCTCGGCGCCCAATCTCCCCCAGCCTGCTGGCAGCCACAGACAGAGCACCATCGCATCGGGCATCTGCGCTCGGAGCGCCACGAACACCCGCGCCCAGTTGTCGCCGGGGTCAGACCAGTCCCCGTCCGCGTCACTGTCGAACGTCGGCGTCACCATCAGGCCGCCTTGGGTGAGGTCGCCCAGACGTGAGGACTTCATCGCGGCCATGAACGCCGGGAACTGGTCGATGACCGTCTGGCTGCCGAGTTCGTCCCCGCCGAGTTCGACACAGGGATACAGACCGGCTTCGAGGATTTCGCAGGCCAGTTCTGCGGCTTGGCTGAAGTTGCCGGTGAAGTCGTTCCACCCGGCAATGCCGTCCGGGTAGGCCACGCCATCTTCCTGATAGTGGATGAACGTGCAGAACCACAACCCCTGCGCTCCGGCAGCCTTGTGCGCCGCATAGACCGCCTGACGGTCAGCCTTGGCGGTCAGCATCCCGATCTCCGGCCCCCACGACGGGATGCGCCCCAGTTGCCCCGTGTCGGCCCACACGCCCCCGCCGAAGCGCGTCGGGGCATGGATGAGGGTCTGACGGCCCGGAAGCGTCACGGGCGGCTGTGGGGCGGTCTGGGGGTAACTGGCGATGCAGGTCATGACCGACACGTCAGTATTCCTGTGCGATGTAGAGGAAGCCGGGGCCGTCCTGACCATCAGGAGCCAACCAGTTGAAATTTGGGCTCATCAGAATGCGGCCCGCGCCCTTGTAGATGATGTAGTTCGCCTTGGTCGGCGGATTCGGCGCTGGATTCACCAGCGTGATGACGCCGGTATGCAGGTCAGCCGTGGGCATGCCGCCGGAAAAGTCTCCGACATAGACCGGCGTCCCGTTGAAGGCCACGCCGATTTGCTTGAGGCCGCCGCGATGCAACGGCTGGTTGGGGTCACCGGCCATGTTGAACGGGACAAGGGCAATTTCGAGGTCGATGTTGGCCATAGGCGCGGATCTTAACCCTTCTCTGTGTCGGTTAGCGAAAACTGAGTGATGCGGTCAAACAGGGCGTTGGCGGCCTCGCTAAACATGAAGGTTTCGCCGCAGGGGTCGGAATCTTCGCGCAAGGCTACAAACCCAGCATGTAACTTGCCGATGTAGTCCTTCAGCCGATCAACTTCGCGCTCGGCCGCCTCGGTGCGTCGGGCTTGGGCGACGAGGGCGTCACACTCCTCGGCGGTCAGCACAATGCGCCAGCCGATGCCGTTCGTGAAACACACCTCGCGGTTCGCTATCTCGTCCAACTCCGCCGCCGAGAGCGTCGTGGGGTCAGTCATGGCCGTTCAGCCTTCCCCATATACACGACGTGTGTGTGACCGTCCACTGTGATGGTGATGGCGTGTCCGAACGTCATAACGCTGATCCACATCGCTAGGCCAAGCACGCCGATGAGTGTCCAGACAAGAATCAGGATGTTCAGATTCACAGGAAGTCTCACAGTGCGGTCCTCAGTCATGCGTCACCTCGGGAGAGTCGGTCGAGTTCAGCGATGGCGGTGCGATATGACGCGCACTCCAAACAGGCGCACGGTTCAGATTGTGACTCGACCAGCCACGCCCGAATCCCCGCCAGCGTCTCGGCGTCTCGGGCGCACGCTCGCAGCATGGCGATGACTGGGACGTTCTGGTCGCATGACGGACATGGCGGCTTTGGCCCATCCTCGGCCACGTCCCACGCCGCGTCTGGATTCTCAGCCTCGAAGTCGTCAATCTGCTGCTTACAGGCGACGGCGTCGGAGGCCAGTTCGTCCGCCTTGGCACGCAGTTCCTCCGCCGAGTAGCGCGTGTCAATCATGGTCGGGCGTCTCCTTCGCCATCTCCAGCAGCAGTTTGTCCCGTGCGTCTGTCAGCGAGTCGATGCCGACGTTGAGCAGTCGCACGCACTCGCCCTTATTGCCCGCCTTCGCCGCTTCGTTGATCCGCGCGACCAGGAACGGCATGAACTCGTCCAACGTCATCGTCGCCCCGCCTTCGGTTCCGGCCCCGCGAACTCGCGCACGAGACGCGGCTTGCCGGTGACCGGGTTGAATGTCTCCAGCCAGTGAGTGATGCACCAGCGGCGCGGTCGCTTGCGGCACACGCATTGTGCGGCCGTTTTGTCTCAGCCACGTTCCACCGTCCGGAGCGTCTGCCAGAGGCGGCGGCGGTAGCGGAGCGCGAGGGGCTTAGCGGGCATTAGTCGGCTCCTGTTTCAGCGGGTAGCAGTCGTCAATCTCCACCGTGAATCGCGTCCAGCCTTTCGTTTGGTCAGCATTCAACTGCCGCGCGAACTCTCGGGCGAGTTCTTCAGCCCACTCCAACGGATGGCGGTTGGTATCGCCCGTGATGTTGAGCACCACGGTAATCAGTTGCGGCGGCTGTTCTGGGTTAGCCACGGTCGGCCTCCTAATCGGGATACTTGCGCGTGGGCCACTGGTCCATCGCGTCAGCGAGCGCCCACGCTTCTCGGACCTTCGGTGCATCGTTCCCGATGAACATCGCAGCCCGCTGCGCCCAGTCGCGCACGAGTTGAGACGCGAGCAGGTCTTGCGCGCGGAGCACGAAGATCGGTTCATCGTCAGCCGCCTTCATCAAACACGAGTCAGTCAGCTTTGTTGCCACGGTCGGCCTCCTTGAGCAGTGCCGTCACGCGCTTACGCTCAGCGGATTCGCGCTTCTTTGCCTCATGCCGGTTCTTCGACCACGACCCTTGCGCGTTGCGATACCAGCCACCAATGACGAGGTTGAGGCAGTCTTGCAGCCCTTCGCTGTTGTGGGCGTTCAGCGGGTCGCCGCACATCCGACAGTTAGCCACGGTCGGCCTCCTTCGCCCCAAGGCGCTTCCGCAGTTCCTTGATTTCGCCAGTCGCCACGCGCAGCGCACGGTTCACGAAGTCCAGTTCACGGCCGCGCAACACGAGTTCGCCGAAGCCGCCGCTCGCGTCGGTCATCCGCTCGGCGTGCGCTAGGTCCTTCAGCACGTCGCCAGTCCCCTTCAGCCGTTCGCGACTCTTGAGCGGAGCGAGTTCATCAGCCACGGTCGGCCTCCTTCGCGGCAATCAGACGGGCGAGGATGCGCTCACGGGTGCGGGCGCGGTCAATGGCCGCTGGCTGTTCTCTTTCGGCTTGCTCAAATAACTCCAAGAATCTGTCTACACACTCGTCGGTGTCTTTCGACTGGGCATGGGCGTCTCGGGGGCACGAGCATTCGGGACAGAGGTCGCCAGCGACATCCGCCTGATAGCGATTGCAAATGGTCAAACTCATTAGTCGGCCTCCTTCGCGGGCGCCAGCGGCAGCAGCATCCAATGGGTCGGCCGCCATGGCTGTCCCGTGCGCGGGTTGAGGTAGTCATCGCTGCCCACGGCCATCCGCCAGCACACCTTCATGCCGTGATCACCGGTGCGGTTGCCCGTATTTATTGCGAGCACGGCCGTCTGATCCTTTGGCGCCGTCTCAATCGGCTGCCACGCCTGCGCCTCCCGCAGCGCATCGCGTTCGCGCGTCAAGACATCAATGCGGGCGGTGGCCGTGATCGCGCCAAGCGCGAGCCGTTCCATGTCGCCCAACACCTTGGCGATGTATTCGCGGGCTTCGACTTCGGTCATCGGGTCTCCTTCGCGGGCGTCAGGGGCAATTGGGCCAACGCCTCGCCGCACATGTCTCGCTTGCCGCGAATGCGGCTCAGGAATGTGTCAGACGCCGCACCTCCGTCAAGTGCGGCCTGATAGTGAGACTTCTGAAGGGTCAGGAACTCCCGCAGCCGCGCGATCGTCGCGTCCCGATCGGCGA